ACTTGATCAAGGTTATGTTCAAGAATATTCAGGAAGAGTTGAGAGTGAGCTAGAAGCTGCTAAAAATAATCTCCGCCAAGCCATGTCAATCGGAGACACGGATGCTGCGGTTGAAGCTCAACAACAACTTGCGTCTCTAACTTTAGCTAAAGAAAGGGCTCTTCAAGCACAATCTAGAGTTAAAGAAGAGTCTGAAGTAGAAGTTCCGGCGCAACAACCACAGACAGAACAACCACCGCAAAGACCAGACCCCAAGGCAGAAGCATGGGCGGATAGAAATGAATGGTTTGGCAAGGACCAGACTATGACTTATGCGGCTTTTGGCATACATAAACAATTAATTGAAGACGAAGGGTTTGACCCCGCGTCAGATGAGTACTATAGTGAACTTGACAGGCGAATTGCGGAAGATTTTTCGCACAAGCTTGGAAAGCCCGGTCAGAGAAGCTCCCGACCAGTTCAGACGGTAGCTTCCGCAAGTAGGACCGCTAAAACATCTGGACCTCGCAAGGTCAAATTGACCGCTTCTCAAGTTGCGATTGCCAAGAAACTTGGTGTGCCTCTTGAGGAATATGCTAAGTACGTCAAGGAGTAAGATTGATGTCCGATTTTGAAATTACAAAGACTGAAGGCATTGATCGTAGCCCCCGTGCTAGTAAGACAAGGGAGAAAGAGACGAGGCGTAAGCCTTGGGCTCCCCCGTCTATGCTAGACGCACCACCTGCGCCCGACGGGTACAAGCATCGTTGGATTAGATCCGAAGTTCGTGGATTTGATGATCAGAAAAACATTTCTGCTCGTCTACGCGAAGGATACGAACTGGTTCGCCAAGATGAGTACCCCGATTTCGAGGCTCCCGTCATTGATTCAGGTAAATATGCTGGTGTGTTTGGAGTTGGCGGATTAATTCTCGCTCGTATTCCGTTGGAAACGGTTGCTGAAAGGAAAGCCTACTTTGATGGTAGGAATGCTGATCAGATGGAAGCCGTGGATCACGATATGATGCGGGAAAATTCTCACTCTACCATGACGATTAGTAAACCTGATCGTCAATCGCGTGTAACCTTTGGTGGCCCTAAAACTTAGGGCTTGATTGGAGTTTAAAATGGCAAACCAAGATACTTCTTTTGGTCTGCGTCCAATTGGATTAACAGGTTCTGGAGCGAACACTACTGGTGTAACTCAATACGAGATTGCTAGTGACAATACGAATGCTATCTTTCAGTATTCTCCAGTTATCCCGCTTGCTGCGGGCGTAATTGACATTGTCGGCAATGCAAACGGTGGTACAGTTCCGGCGCTTGGTGTTCTTATGGGCGTCGAATATGTGGACAGTTCTACTAAAAAGACTGTCTTCAAAAACTTTTGGCCCGGTTCAAACAACGTCAGCGTTGACACGAACTTCCCGGTGAAGGCATTTGTTGCAGACAACCCTAATCAGTTGTTTATGGTTGCTGCTGACACAACATGCACAGACCGTGCAACGGCACTTGCGGATCTTTTTACAAACTGTTCACTTGCAACAGCTACGTCAGGGTCAACAAGCAACGGCCGTTCAACTGCTCAACTAGACATTTCCACTGCTGCGAATACCGCAACATTGTTCATGCGTATTGTTAATCTGAGTACAGATGAAGCAAACCTTGACTTTGCATCAGCAGGAGTGAATTTTGTAGTTCGGTTTAATTTCCACCACAACGCGCCTGTGGCAGCTTCTGCGTCACAGACAACGTCGTTGTCAACAGGCATATAGGAAGGGAGAATTAGATAATGGCTATTTCTCGCGCACAACTAGCGAAAGAGCTAGAACCCGGCCTAAACGCTCTGTTTGGTCTGGAATATAATCGTTACGAAAACGAACATGCTGAAATCTTCGAAGAAGAAGCCTCAGATAGGGCATTCGAGGAGGAAGTGATGTTGGGGGGTTTCACAACAGCACCCGTCAAAGGTGAGGGCACTGCCGTCAACTTCGACGATGCTCAAGAGACCTACACGGCTCGTTACACACATGAGACGATTGCACTGGCGTTTTCAATCACAGAAGAAGCGATTGAAGATAACCTTTATGACCGTCTTGCGTCTCGCTACACTAAGGCTCTAGCTCGTTCTATGGCCCAAACCAAGCAGATTAAAGGCGCTGCAATTTTGAACAATGCTTTTAGCACGGGATCTCCTGTCGGAGATGGTGCGGCGCTTTGTTCAAATGCACACCCTTCTCTGTCTGGTAATCAAACAAACATCTTAGCTACCGCAGCAGATCTCAATGAGACCTCTCTGGAGCAGATGCTTATTGATATTGCTGGGTTTACAGATGAGCGTGGTCTTAAAGTGGCTGTTCGGGGTACAAAGCTCATAATTCCAAAAGAGCTTCAGTTTATTGCAGAGCGTGTGATGAACTCAAATCTTCGTTCGGGAACAGCAGACAATGACACTAACGCTATGCGTTCAATGGGTCTGATCCCAGAGGGTGCGGTGGTAAATCACTTCTTGACGGATACAGATGCCTTTTTCTTGAAGACAGATGCTCCAAACGGATTCAAGATGTTCAACCGCTCACCAATCAAGACTGCTATGGAAGGTGATTTTGACACTGGAAATATGCGGTTTAAGGCGCGGGAGCGTTATAGCTTTGGCGTTTCAGATTGGCGTTGTGTCTTCGGAACACCCGGTGCATAAGAATCCCTTCTCCAAAGAGGGTAGAGGGCGGCTTCACAGCCGCCCTTTTTTGTTGTATTGTTTTTTATTCCTGACAAACGCATGGGGCGTTTGACACTAGCCACGACAGGAGACGTACATGGCTACTACCACTTTTTCGGGCCCAATTAAGGCCGGGACAATTAAAAACACGACAGGCACAACTCTTGGTTCTGACATTGCTAATGTTGGTCAAGTTGTAATGGCGCAGACTTTTTCAGTAGATCTCTCCGGCGGAGCCGTTGCAGCACAGGTTACTAATGTTGTTATTCCTGCAAATTCGCAAATTATTGATTGTGTGATTGATGTCATAACTGCGGCTAACACCGCAACCAACCTTAGTGTTGGAGATACCGTTGGTGGGGCAGCTACCCTTGTTAACACCTTCGGTATCGGCACAACGGCTGGTCGCAAATATCCAACGACTGAGTCAGGTGGAGCGTTGGCTTGGGAAGATACAGGAACGGCAGACATTCGTTTAACTGTTACAGGTTCTGCCGCAACAAATGCGGGTGAAGTTCGTGTAACAGTCCTGTATCAGCAAAATAACAACCTCGCATAGTGGGAGGTCTTTATGGCTGATTCAGACGTAAGATCTAAACGTGTTACTGGAACGGGCTCACTTGGTGTGGGTCCTGCCCGTATACGTCAGATCCAGTTGAAAACAGCGTCGGGAACACCACGTCTTACCATTACAAACGGTAATGGGGGCGCTACCGTTCTTGACCTTGATTTCAATGAATCAACGACACATTCCGTCAATATTCCCGCAGAAGGTATTCGTGTTAGCGATATTTTCGTTGGAACATTAACAAATATAACAGCGGTAACGGTGTTTTTTAACTAAGGGCTTTTACATGGCGACTAAAAAACGTAGCGATAAAATGCCCGCTAGAAACAAGAAAAATTTCCGCCCCACAGAAAAAGGGGCGGGAATGACTAAAGCCGGGGTAGCCGCGTATAGACGGGCAAATCCCGGCTCTAAGTTAAAAACAGCGGTCACAGGTAAGGTGAAAAAGGGTAGCGCTGCTGCAAAACGGCGTAAATCTTTTTGCGCTAGATCTGCGGGTCAGATGAAAAAGTTTCCTAAAGCGGCTAAGAATCCAAACAGCCGTCTGCGTCAGGCTAGAAAAAGATGGAAGTGTTAATGACCCCAGAGGATGTTTTAAAGCAATTAGAGAAGCATGAAGAGTCATGTGACAAGCGCTACGCTGACATACAGGATCAGTTAAAGCGTCTTGACACTAGACTGTGGGGTATTGCTATTTTAATAGTCGCTGCCGCAGGATTGGAGCAGTTTTTCTAATGCCTTTAAACAAAAAAGGTAAAAAAATAATGACCTCTATGAAGAAGAGGTATGGCCCTAGAACTGGAGAAAAAGTTTTTTATGCAACAAAAAACAAGGGTAAAATAAAAAATGTCGAAAAAAACGTCCGATCCAAAAAAAGGAACGGGAAAAAAGCCTAGAGGCAGTGGCAGGAGATTATATACGGATGAAAATCCAAAGGACACGGTCTCTATAAAGTTTGCAACTCCTGCGGACGCTAGGGCCACTGTGGCTAAAGTTAAAAAAATAAACAAACCTTTTGCTAGAAAAATTCAAATTTTGACAGTAGGAGAACAAAGAGCAAAGGTTATGGGTAAGAACGAAGTTGTTAATATTTTCAAAAAAGGTAAAGAGGCTTTGAGAAGGAGTAAAAAAACATGAGAAGATCTGATTTACCTAAAACAACGGCATCTCGTGTTAGAACGGGCCCCAAACCAAAGAAAACAGGCATCACTTATATGCGTAATGGGGGACGAGCAAGCCCGAAAAGCAAAGGAAGTAAAATATGCCCAGCAGGAAAAGCATGGGCTAAAAGAACTTTTGATACATATCCTTCAGCTTATGCTAACATGGCTGCTTCAAAATATTGCAAAGATCCAAATTATGCCAAAGGGTCAAAGAAGAAAAAGAAAAGAGCCTAATCATGGGGGCTTTAAAGGATTGGGTTAATCAGGATTGGGTAAGAATTGATAGTTCAGGCAACATCAAAGGTAAATGCGGTACTTCAAAAGATAAGAAGAACCCTGATCGTTGTTTGCCGCGAAGTAAAGCAAACAGTCTTTCTAAGAGTGAAAGAGCTAGTACCGCTAGGAAAAAGAAAAGAGAGGGCGCGAAGGGCAAAACAGTTGTATCAAACACTAAAGCAGCAAAAGTCCGAAAAATGGAAGCGGGAGGTGTTGCGGTGCCAACAACAAAGGCAAAACGGCCTTACCGACGCAAGGTTTCTACGGGGAAGGCGGTAGCTAGGGGTTGCGGAAAAGTTTTACCAAACAGGCGAAAAGTAACAAAGGGTTCTGTTTCGCAGGCGTAGGGGTAAAGTATGCTTCCTAATTTTGAATTAGAACAAAAAATTATTACCGAAACACGCGAATGGTCCGCGCAAGCTTTAGAGATTGCGAACCCTAACTATAACGGTTTGCCTGCTTGTCCTTTTGCTAAGAAAGCGTGGTCTGAAGATCGCGTAGGTATAACTTTTAAATACGACGCTGATTGGCAGCATTTGTATAAGTTAATATCTCAATGGGACGACACAAAAGATGTTGTTGTTTTAATTGACTTTTCTCCTTTACCTTTAGATGAACTAGATCAATATTTAGACAAGCTCAATGATGCAATCGCTGAAGGTTTTTTTATCAACCGCGACATGTTTCTCATGGGATTTCACCCAGACGACGATGAAAACGAGTTTTTAGACGATGAAGACTTTATATCGACTGTAGAAGAGTCCTATGCTATGATTTTTTTGCAGAGGCTTTCAAAGTTGGAGGAGGCTTCTGTTACATTGCGAAAAAACGGTTATTATCAGGATTGTGATGAGTATTATGATAATGGCGGAGGTTATGAAAAACGTCAGCAGCTTTATAGGAGGCTTAAAGGACATGGCAAGAAAAGCTAAAAAGATGATGGGTGGCGGAATGGCTAAGAAGCGTATGGCTAAAGGCGGCGCTGCCAAGAAAGCTGCTCCTAAGATGATGCGCGGTGGCGGTGCGGCTAAAAAAGCTCCACCTAAGATGATGCGCGGTGGCGGAATGGCTAAGAAGCGTATGGCTAAAGGTGGAATGGCTAAGAAGCGTATGGCTAAAGGCGGAAAAGTTAAGAAGTAATGACGGTTTCAGGGTCAAAGAACTTTGAGCTTCAAGTCGATGATTACATCGAAGAAGCTTTTGAGCGGTGCGGGACAGAGTTTCGGACGGGATACGATGCCCGCACCGCAAAACGCTCTTTGAACTTGCTTTTAGCTGATTGGGCCAATCGTGGTTTAAATCAATGGACTATTAAACAAAGGACCCAAGCCGTAACTCAAGGCACTAGCGCATACGATTTAGGCACAGATGTAATTGATGTACTATCTGTTGTTTGTCGAAGAAGTGGTTCTGACTTGACCATGACTCGTTTAAGTCGGGATGGATACATAACTATTCCCACTAAAACTACTCAAGGAAGACCCAGTCAATATTTTTTAGATCGTCAAATAACCCCATCCCTTAAATTGTATACAACTCCTGAAAACTCAACGGATACAATAATTTACGACGCCCTTGTTCGTATGGACGACGCGGACACGCTTATTAACACGGTAGACATGCCTTTCAGGTTTTATCCTTGTTTAGCCGCTGGTCTAGCCTACTACATTTCAATGAAACGGGCTCCTGATCGTATTCAACTCTTAAAAGCAGTATATGAGGAGGAGTTTGAGAGGGCGCGTACTGAAGACAGAGATAGATCTTCTTTCAACGTGACCCCTCAATATGAATATTTACGAGTGAACTGATGGCCCGGTTTGCTTCAGGTAAAAATTCTTTTTTTATCTCCGACAGATCTGGACAAAGGTACAGATACAGGGACATGAAAGTAGAATGGACCGGGGCAGCGGTGGGTCCAGATGAGTTTGACCCGAAGCATCCGCAATTAGGGCCGTTTAGAAAAGCAAACGATCCTGAAGCTCTTAGGAATGCTAGACCCGACACAAACAACACCTTTTCCGCAAATATCACTTTTCCAACTTTTAACACAACAACTTTGAGATACATTTTAGTTCCTTTTTTAGTTGGGTCTGTGGGACAAGTAGTAGCCA